CGTCGGCGTTTCGCTGACGAGTTGATTGAGTACATTGTCGAGCCAATCAACCGAGATACCGGCATCGGTCGCGATGCGATAACACGTCATTAGCCGATAGGCGAACGTGCCGTCGAGAAGATACCTGTTGAGATTCGCTTGTATGTCGCCGACCGCGAGACGCAACAGTGAGGCCGAACGCCCGACGCCGCTGCCAAAGCTTTTCAACACGTTGGTCGAGCGGAAAACGATACCTTGAAGCTCGGTGAGGACTTTTCTCGTTGCCATGGTTATGCGTGCCCTATGCCGCCTTGACCGAGAGGCGCCCCGCCGGCGAGCACGCCGGTCGAACTATTGATCGAAGCGACGCCTTGATTTTCGGCCGCGCCGGCTTGGCTCGTGAGATTGCCGGCCGCATCGCCCATCGCCTGCATCGCCGGCGCGCCAGCCTCGACGAATTGCATGTCATATTCGAAATACCCGCCGCGCTCGCGCTGATCGCGATAGGACCAGCGCTCACACATCACGAGCATTGTGCCGAGCAATGGATGTTGCAATAGGCCCGCATCATCGGCATCGAGCGCGCTGTTGAGCGCCGCAACCTGGGTGAGAATGTTGCCGGGAAAACCGTGATCGCCATGGATGACATAGCCGGTGAAACTCCAACGGCTTGCATCACGGCCCATATCTTCGGCATAGGGAATATTGCGCTTGGGATATTGATGGACGACGGTGCGGCGGCCGCCTGCCCGTGTACTCGTCTCGACATGAAACAGCGCGTTGCGGAAGCTCGCTGGCAAAAGGCTGTCACGCCATGGATTGTGAATATCGCTGATACCGGCCAAGTCACTCCTCCATGTTGTGAACGACTTCGCGCGCGACCGTCGTGGCGCCGCCGCCGAGTACGCCATCGGAGTCGTGTGCAACTCTCACGCCTGGTCGGCCGCGGATACGAATGTTGAGCGCGAAATTGGTACCGTGCCGATGGCGAGCTCGCAGACTGAAACTTTCGCCGCCATCGGCTTCCTCCGGCTTATGGGTGAAAACGCCGCGCTCGAGGCGTTGCCGACGAGCTCGCGCGGCAAAACTTTCTGCCGGCTTCTCGTCCGGCATATTCGTCCAGAGGACTTTGTGGATTGATGGATCGACTTCGGTTGTCTTGGTTGGCTCGGTTGACGTGTCGCCGACTTTCTGACCGGCGGTCAGCTCCACACCGCGCGGATGACGCGGATCGATCCCGAGCACGGTATTAGGATTGACAAGACGGCCCTGCGGATCGCGGACTTCGTAATGCAAGTGCTTGGAATACATTTCCCGGCCGCCCGGGCCGGTGCCGCCAAGAAAACCAACGACATCACCGGGCGCGACAGTTTGACCGGGCCTGAATTTGCCAAACCCGGCGAGATGCATGAATTTGACTTGGTAGCCGTTGGCGTAGCGAACGACGACGGTGTTGCCGGCAGCACTGCCCGAGGCGTAAACCCGCTCGACCGTCCCCGATAATTGAGCAATGACAGGCGAGCCGTACTTGCCTGGAATGTCGACGCCTTGATGTGCGTGGGCTCCCGGGCTTCCCGGATAGGGCCGGCGGATGTCTCCGACTTGGCCCGCGGTCGTGCCGCTAACGGGCGCGGGCCACGCGCCGCCGGTTGTCGGGACCGCAATTTTATCAGGAGGTTGCGATGCGGGGGAAACCGTCGGCGGCGCGCCTTGTTGCGGTTGCGGTTGCTGTCGAGCAGCCGCTATTGCTGCATCAGCTTGTCGCGCTCGATTTGGCGGCGGTGTACTTTGGATCGTAGAAAATCTTCGATTAAGTACTGAACCCGGAGTAAACCCACCGTGAGTTTCCATCGACTTTTTTGAGTCCGTAACGAATTGCCTGATCGATGCGTCTACATCGAAAGCATTGTTACCCGGCACCTGCGGATGATTATATTGGAAAATTCCAAAAGATTGTTCGCGCCTGTTACTTACAGCAGTTTGTGGACGATAGTCCGACTCCGCAGCCGCAATTATCATCCCAAAGCGAGCCCACTCTTCCGCCGAACCAGTTTTGAATCCATACCTCGCACCATCCGAAGGAATGGTGCCGACCAGACCTGAATTTTTGTATGCTGTGAGCAATTTCTGATAAATGGCCGAACTGCCAGTGCCGCCCGGCAAAGGCATATTTGGATCACCCCCAGGCCCAACGGGGACGCCACCGCGCCGCCCTCCGCCGCCGGCCGCCGGAGCTCCGCCGCCGCCGCGCCGACGCGGTCCGCCACCACCGCCGCCCGCTGGCGCGCCGCCGCCGCCCGGGGCTGCCGGAGCTCCGCCGCCACCGGGGAAGCCGGGCAACGCTCCCATAGGCTGCGATAGCCGGCCCGCGACGCCGGCGAGGCCACCGGCGCCAGCGGCCGAAGTGGTGAAGCCCTGACCGGATAAATAGTCAGTCAAATCGCCGACCTGATCCGTGACCTTGCGTGCGATTTTCTGTAGGTCGCGCAGATATTCGCGATCCTGACGCAGATCGGCGACTCGGCCCGATGTCGGCCGCGCATTGACCGGTAGACGGTCGCCATCGCCCTCCCCGCGCTCGGTAGGACGCGGGCGCGGCATCGGAACGGTCGGCGCTCCCGGCTGACGCGTGCGCGGGTCGGCCCGATCCTCGGCGCCCTGGGGCGTGACGGCAACCTCGGGCAATTGGATGGCACCGCCGCCGAGATCCTCGCCGCCGCCGGCGGCACCCTGCGCCGCGACCGGTGCGAGCGCCGCGATCGTACCAATGAGCGCGAGTGCCGGCGCGAGCCTAGCAATGGCGCCGAGCGCCGAGGCAAATGAACCGAGCCATGTAATGAACGCGACCGATGCCAGTCCTTTAAGCACGGTCGTCCATCCGCCGAGATTCTCGGTTACAAATTTGTCTATTTGCTTCAAGATCGGCCAAAGCCGTTCGATCGCGTTGACGAACGCCGTCACGCCTCTGCCGATGCTGTCGACGAAATTACGGATATCCGCGGGTTTGAGCGTGCGCATCCATTGCGCGAATTGATCGGCCAATTCCTTGCCCGGGCCGGCAAGATATTTCTGCGTCGCGCCGAGGAAGCTTTGGAGCGCCGGCATCAATGCCTGATTGAGCGTTACTTTTGTGTTGTACCAGGTGCGCTCGAGATTGACCCATTGCAGCATGTAATCTTTCATGTCCGCGGTCGACGCCTCGGCGACCGCGTGCAATCCGCGCAGATTGAAAATCTCGGACCATGCGACAGACGGCAAACCGAATATATTTTTGATCGAGGTTTGCGCACGCTGATCCATGCGCTGCGTGCGCTGCGCGAGAAATTCCGCCGCACGATAGATGCCGTCCGGCCCGCGCGTGATAGCGATCAGTTGATTGGCGAGCTCTTTGCCGCCGCGACCCTCCGCAAGCCGTCTGAATTCTGCGGACTTGCCACCCTGGGTGCGCAGATTCTCGAGCGCCTGTGTCAATCGGACAACACCACCCTGCGCTTCCGATTGCGACATCCCGAGCACGCGACCGGCATCCGTGAGCCGATGCAATTGCTCGACGGTCAGCCCGATTTCTTTTGCAGTGTAACTGAGATTGAGCGAGGTCTGTGCGAAGCCCGCCATCGCTCGCGTGGCGGCAGCGATGCCGGCGACGAGGCCGCCGCCAAGAAACGCTCCCAGGCCGGTGAGGCCGACAAAAGCAACGATCTCTTTGTTGAGATGCTCGAGCGTACCCTCGAGCTCCTTGACCGAGGCGATCGTCTTCGGAAACCGCACCGACTCGTCGCGCTGGCGCAGTTGATTGCGGATATGGTCCCATTTCGCCGACGCTTCGTCGGTGATCTGGACTTGAACGATCGGTGTTCGTTCTTTCGCCATATCAGGCCTGATTGAAATACGACGGCGTCGAGCGATCGCTGCCGGTGGCGGCCATCTGCGCGGTACGTTGGATGATCAGCGGCCGAAACAGATTCTCACCAACGCTGGCGTCCTTGGCCTTTTGGACGTCGCTGATATCGATATGAACGTCGGCACTGCCGCGTAGGGCCATATTCTCGCGCACCATGGCACGCCTGACCGATGGCATAGGCGCGGAAGCGGCGGCGGCGTTTCTCCCGGCAGTTTGATCAAAACCCGCACCGAGAGCGGCCGAGCCCGCCGGCGCGCTGACGCTCGCGAGCGTGCCTCTAATGATATCGCCACCGATCCCGCCTGCGCCTATCGGTGTCGTCCCCGGCAATGCGGGAGCGGGTTCATAGAACTTCTGTTGCAATCTGGCGACCGTCGCCGGCCATTCTTTATTCGTGCCCTTCGGATCGTTGGCGACCCCTGGTGGAGCATAGATGGCTCCCATACCTGCGATTGTTCCGCCGCCTTCCTTGAAAATTCGTGACTGTACTTCGCCAGCTTTGGCGATACCTTGTTCGATCGTGCCAAATTTCATGAACACTTTATTGGCCTTGCCGACGCCGGCCATCAGACCCGCGGGATTGTTGAAATCTCTTACTGCGCGCGATTTTCCGTAACCGGTTTCAAACCCGAGAATGCCCGCCATCAACGACGGCGCAAGATTATTGGCGCGGGCAGCATCGACAACAGCTTGATATTTTCCTGCGAATGCTCCGCCCCCCATCATCCGATCATAGGCGGTTTGGCTGAGATCATTCGTCCAGGTGTCAGGTTTGCCGACGCTGCTATCGACGCCGAAACCGGCCTCTCCGGGCCGGCCTTCCGGGCCGCCGGGGAGCAGATACGCATTGAGCTTCCCGAGCGAGTAATCGAGCGCCGCGAATTGCTTTGTGAGTTGCTGTTTGGTGACGCGATCCGTCGCGAGATCGGCGAGATTCTCGACGGCCGATTTTCCTTCGCCCTCGAGCCCCAGCGCGCCGGTCTTTTTGCCTTTGCCCCAAATATCGATGTTGCCGCGAAAGATGTCGCCGGGCAATTCTTTGAAAAACTCCCACCAACTTTTCGGCGCTTCACCCTTCTTTTTTTCTTCCTCGGTTCGCGTGTCAGGGAATTCGCGGCCGAGCAGCTTATAGAGCGCGTATATGAATGCGAGTTGCGGGAGGCGTCGCACGAGCAACATCAGCAGCCATCGCCACTTGCCGATAGCTGCGAGCGCAGTTGCGAGATTGCCGAGGAAGACAAGGATCTGCGACGCGATCAATATCTCGAACACCGCCGGCCACGTGATACCCATCTGTTGCACGACGGCATCTGCCGCAGTGAATGCCTTGCCAAGATCGGTAACGACGTGTTGCGTGCCCTTGACGATCTCGTCGACCTGCGTCGCAAAGCCCTCCGATCTGACCGAGACGCTGATTGACTGAATCCATTTTTCGATATCCGCCAGAAACCTCTTGCCGGCATCCGATTGCAGATAGGTATCGATCGATCGAGTGAGCTCTGTAAATGCCGGCAACAACGCCGTGCCGATTTGCGTTTTAATGTTGCCCCAGGTGCGCTCGAGATTGATGTTAGCGATATTGTACTCGAGCATTTCCTCTTTGCTTGTATGAATGAGCGGAACAAGTTGCGGCAGAATGCGACGCAACTCAGCAGCACCTACCGTTCCGACGCCGAGGATCTTCGAGAAGTGTGCCTGCGCGCGCGCCGACATCCCGCTCATACGATCGAGCGCGAGTTGTAATGCCTTTTCTGGCCCCTCCTGCTGATAGGACTGCATCAAGTCGTGAAATAAGCGCTGGCCGGTGCCGCGGGCGCCTTTGGCGAGCTCCTGATACAAACTCGATCTACTGCCCCGCGTGAAGGCTTCCTCGAGCGTGTTTATTGCCGCGGTTATGCCGCCGGCGGCTTCGCTTTCACTCTGCCCAACGACGCGGAGCGCATCCGTGTAGTTGTGCAGCATATCGGTCGTGACACCGAGCTCGCGCGCGGTGTAATGCATGCGCAAGCCGCTCTGCGCGAAGTCATCAAGCGCGCGCTTGGCCGCGACCATGCCGGCGACGATGCCGCCGGCACCGAGGATGCCGCTGACGCCAGTGATACTCAGTAGCGAGCGGATCTCGCGGCCGACCCGCTCGACCGTCTGCCCGAGCAGATTGAAATGCTGTACCGCGCGCCCGGTCGAGACCTGATCGAGGCGCAACAGTTTGCCAACAGCCTGCTCGGCTGCTCTCGAGATCTCGTCCCGAAGCTGTACTTTTATTTCGATGGTTTGCTGTTCTGGCATCGTATATGCAACCGGGCGCTATCTGCGCCCGGCTCGATCATCATTCACGCATGCGCCGCATTGCTTCCTCTTCCGCATCATCCTCGTCTTGCAATCGGGTCGTCCATAGAACATCGCGACCCAACTCGCTCACTGACTTTGCGAGGAAAATTTGCGGATCAACGTGATACCTCTGGGCGAGTCTGTAGCAATTGCGGATATGGTCGTCGGGACGCCTGTTGGTCCCAGCTACATAAAAAAACGAAAGACCTTAAACGCGATCGCGTTCCAATCTCTCGCCGCAAGCTTTTGCACGCTCGAGGGCGGAATTGCCGCCAGCCGCGAGATCATCGCGGCCATTTTCTTTTCATCGAACGAAAGCCGTGGGCGATCCAACCCGACGCCTTCGAGGGTGATCGGATTGCCGGCCTTCTCGATATCGAGGCCGGTCGGCTCGCGCCATCGCAGCACCAGGATGTCTTCGCCGTGCGCCGGGATCGGCTTTGTCAGCTTGTGCGAAAGCAGATCCTCCGGCATCTCGTCGATGGCGACCGGCGCCTCGTCGCCCTCCGCGTCGATGTCGACCGGCGGGGCATTTGGATCGAGGCTGTAATCGACCGGTGGCTCGCCCGGCATTGGCTCGCCGGGCACTACCGGAATATGCCGCGTCGCTGCATTCATCTTGTCGTCAGCCATTGTCCTCCTCCTACTTTCAAACGATTACCCGATTTCCTGACAGCTTGTGCCCTCGAAGCGCACACGGAATTGGCCCTCCCGGGTGTTGTTCTCAAACGCCGATTTGCAAGCGGCTTCTTTGAGCACGTACACCTTGCCGTTGTTGAGCTCGGCGGTGACCGTGACGTCGACCATGGCGTCGAGCACTTCGGTCGACACCTCGGGCGTCGTTGAGACGTCGCCCTCGATCCAGGGCACACGCGGGAGCTCTTGATAGCCGTGGACGTAGTCCTGTCCGGCCAGCATCGTGCGCTCGAGCGGAGAAGCCGATACGGTAAAGTTGCCACGCAGCGGCAACTGATCACCGTTCACCTTAAAGTAAGCTGTGCCCGCGATTGCCTGCGCCATTTGGGATCTCCATCAGTTGCGAATGACACATCTGCGGCCCTGATCCCGCGCGGGCCGTTTTGACGATCGAGGCGCGGGCCTCGTGTTAGGTTGGAAGTCGATTGCCTTTAATCTTGTTTGCGACTTGCGTGATCACGCGCAAATTCCAGGGCACATGAAGTCCGCACGATTGATCACCATTCAGCGGATAATAGTGGTCTACCTCATAGTTGGTCCCGATCTTGCGGGTGAGAAAATCCGCGATCGCATAGATGCATTCGATGTGCCGCTTATGCTCGGCGGTGAGCCAAGCAGGCACAGCATTTAATTCTATCGCTACACTTTTTGCTGCGCGCATTCGCTTGATTGCGGGATGTTGATGCTTGAATTGCCTCACGCGATCGGGGTTAGCCTTAGTCCATTCTCGTCCGCGTGCGTTGTGTTTTTCTCGTTCAATTGGATCGGCGAGCAAGCGACGTTTCGCCTCGCGTGCCCATTTTCGATTTAGTTCTTGGCCTTCCGGTGTGTCACGCGATCTTTTCGTGCTCTCGGTGGCGCGCTCAATCGCATAGTCGCGATTTTCGCTATACCATTTCCGATAGCGCGCATTGCGACAGTTTCGGCATTCTGTTGAAAGTCCTTCCCATCCTATCGACTTCTTTTTTAGCATGACGAAATGTTCGGTTGTGGCAGGGAACAATCCGCCACAACACGAACATTGTCGAATAGCTATTATACTCATCGAAGGATCTCTTGATCCTGTCCACGGTCGTATTGAAGGCGAAATTGTACTAAAACTGCATAGACTCGCAACTGGTTCACGAGATCCGGCGGCCATAGTACGTTTAGCCTGTTGGGGTTATTAGGATCTCTTTCCACAATAAGGTGGTCTTTGAAGGCCTGCGCGTTTTCAACGAGGCCATTAAACTCGTCAATCGCATATTGCGCCACGAGCTCAGCCTTGACGATCTTCGGGGTGACGATCTTCTGGCCGACACCGAACCTCGTTCCATCGTCCGCCAGTTTCGCGCGCGGGAATTTGTTGGTAATGACCGCGCGCTGATTGCGGATGATCGCCGCCAACGTGCTCATGGTCGTTACTAACTCATACGCATCGTCACTCTGCCCATAGAGATTGAGTTGATAGGTCGTCGTATCGCGCATGATCATCGGCTGACCATCGGACCCACGTTTCTGCGTCGCGATGCCCACACCGGAGAGGCTATTGAGCTCCGGTAGGATGAACGTGTCCTCCGGTTGCGCGCCGAGGATCTTGTTGAGCGACAAGGTTTGCAACGGCCGAGCCGGGTCGTTGGTCAGCGCGCGCGCAGCTTTCGCGGCGTAGGCCGCGGCCCATTCATAGACCGGTGATGGTGCAGTCATCTCAACGCTCATCACCGACGTCGGGCCGAAGTTACGCGTCTCGCCCCAGGTGATAAAGTCCTCATAAAGGGCTCGCTTGGCACAGTAGAGTCCGCCGTAAAGCTGACGCATCCATCCCCAGCGGCCGGTATCGGTGAAGCCCCATTCCTGCTCGAAGTCGAAAAGGGTATTCGAGTCGGTATGAGACAGGGCGACATATTCATATTCATGTTCGCCGAGGTTTGAGATCAGTACCGTGAAGTCCGGCACGCCGGCGCCGCCGGTCAGCATACCGGTCGCCGGCAAGGTGATGCCGAGTCCGGGCGGAAGCTCTTGGCCGCCCTGCTTGCCGTAGTAGTTAAGCTGCACGGTGAGATCGTTGCCGTTGACGCCCGGTGTTTTCGAAGTGATGGTAACGACGCCGGCCGCGGGCGTCGCGATAACAGGAAGTGCAGGAAGATCATTGATAGCCGCGGCCAGAGCGCCGGCAAGCGTGCTCGGCGTATCGGTCGTACCGCAAACGATGGTCACGACATGGCCGGCGATGTAGACATATAACTGACCCGCGTCGGTCGGCGCCGCAGTGAACGTGATGGTGCCGTGCGCGGCTACCGATCCGCCGAGCGGCAGCACTGGTGCGCCCCAGATCTCATGGGCGAAATTGTTAGAGAACGCCGCGGCAAACATGCACGCGAGGGTCGATCCCTGACCGTACTGGCGATCTGCGTCGGCCTGCGTTCCGATCGGCTTCGGAATGTTCGGCACCGCGACGCCAGCCGTGACGCCGGCCGGCAGCGTCGTGCTCGTCCATGTCAGGGTGAAAGTCGCGCCGGTGCCGACGCCGCTGGTCGAGACCTGCGCCACCGGGTTCGTCGGCGGCGTGGCTGTGGCCAGCATGTTCCCCGGATTCGTGATGGTCGTGGTCGCGACCGCTCCCGCGGTGACAGTCACGACTGTGAGCACGACGCTGTCTGGCAAGATGATCTGATCGCCCACGAGATAACCGGTGCCGGCACCGGCCACCACGGCCGTGGCGACGTGCTGGGTTGCCGCGATCATTGGCCCGACAACCAAGATCGGCTGGCGGATGATAGGCAAGCCCGCCATCGACGGGTCGATTTCCGCCCAGAACAATGGCATGCGCCATTCGGCCGGAATATTGTCAAAGCTGATAGGCATGGTTTGTCTCCTACTTGCTCTTTGGTTTTAGCTCGGCGCGAGCTTCGGCCTTGGGTTCTGGTCGCTCGGGCTTGAATTCCCGCTTGGGGAACATGGCCGCGGCCTCTTTTCCGCCGGGCACATCTTCGTCGATAGTTATCGAACCGGTGAGCAATCGGCGTTTGGTGAATTGATCGAACGGCCATTCCACCGATTGATTGATGTCGGGCAGAAAGCCGACGCGCGTGATGCCGTGTTTCATGCGGCGCTTTAACGCGTTGGTAGCCGCACGCACGCGGACATGACTCGGACGCGTGAGCTCTGGGTCGACCCGACGCGCTTGGCCGGCCATCGGAACGAGGCCTCTCTGTACGATATCGATCATGATGTCGGCTCCTGTGTGAACGTGAAGTTTTGCACGCCGGTCATGGCGCTTTGTTGCATTGGGATCACGCTGATTAGAACGCTGGTCGTGTCGACGAGAACGCCTTGCACGGTCCAGGTCACACCGGCGGCCGTGATCTGATCGCCGTATTTGAGGGTCGCAAGAAATGTGCTGTTGTCTTGCGCCGCTTGTCCGACCTTGGCGATGCGCATCAAGTCGAGATTGTCTTGCGGATGGGTGATAAATCCATCCGTTGGGATGACCGTCGTGGCCGGGTTCGAATAGGAATAGCTGAGCGTCGTAACGATCGGCGTCGGGATGGTCTCGATCTCCCATTCCGCGCCGACCTGTATCCGCGCCGGATCTTCCGGCCACGGATAGACCGCCTTGAAGCGCGTCGAGGCAAGGTTGTCGGTGACATTCGGCGGGAAGCGTGTGCCATAGCTGACCGACCAGGTCATTTGCATCTCGAGCACCGGCGTTCCGTTGTCGCGTCCGATGTTTCCCGGGTTGTGATCGCAATCGCCCTCGGTGACCGCCTCGATCGTCACGCCATCGGGGAATTTCTGCCATCCGGGGATCGTGAGATAATTCATGATTGCCCAATGGCCGGCGTCGGCGTTCTCCTCGGCGAGCTCGGGATCGTTGTTAGCCACGATGTAGGAAAAGCCGAGTTTGAGATGATGCTTGAAATGCGGATCGGTCAGATTGTTGGCGCCATCCTCGTGGAAACGCTCGCCCATGTAATAGACGCCGAGATAAGGCAGGTGTTCCTCGCGGATTGGTTTTGCGGTCGTGCGGCTAAACTTGGCGCATCCCGTGAACGGCGAGAGGGTTTTAAGCCGCGCGAGGAGCTCGTCACGGATGCGAAAGCCGAACGAATTGATACCGACGACCGAAGTCACGGTTTCGCCGCCACGTTTCTTTTGAGCGTGATGTTCATCATGCCGCCGGCATTACCGACACCGGAGAGATCTTGAACAAAGAAGCTGCCGCCGGCGATGCTCTGGTCGGGCGGGATATCAACCTGATCGCCTTGCATTGGCATGATCGGGAATTCGGCGATCAGGATATCGATGAAAGGCTTGTCATCGGAATACATGCCACCGTCTTCGGTCAGCACGTCCGTTGATTTCGTATCGAAATAGGCGCGTCCGCCATAGGCCGGCTGTCCCGGCTGTGAAACCAGCGGCGTGACCGTGATCGGCCGCGCCCACGTGTCCCAGTTCGGCGAGTAGATCTGATCGTGGAAATTAAAGATCGCCACGGCTTTATTCCTTCACCGATCCATAAACGCCGGCCGTGATGTGCTCGATGAATTTATTGGCTTCGTCGAACGCGATGTCGCGCAGAAAAAATCTTTGCTTGTTGGTTACTTGGCGGATGCCGACATACATAATTCTGTGGTCGGAATCGCGGATCAGAACATTGGTGCCTCTGGGCTCCCAGAGTTTGCCCGCAAATTTGCGCGCCTTCACGCGCAGCGGCGGCACCGGCACAAACATGAACGGTTTGCCGACGCTGATCATTCCGCGCTCGAAGCCGTGTAGGAAGCCGGGTTTCAGATAGAAGCTGATCAGGTATCCGCCCTCGGACTTCTCGATCTTGTAAATGAAATTTTTGGCCCATTTGGCGCCGTTGCGCAGCGCCCCGGCGATGTTCTTGCGGCCGCGATCTTCGATTGCTTTCGCGGTTGCCGTCACTGCGCTGCGAACGATCGGGCCGTTCTCACGCAGATTGGTTTTGACTTCGACCAGGGCGACCATGATCACATCGCGAAGCGGGTATATTTGGTGAGAATGTCGCGGTATTGGACGAGCGCCGCGGCCGGGCCGCCCGCCGGCATGAAGCCCGCCATGATCAGATCCTTGGGCGAGAAGTAAACCACGCGGCTTTCTTTGTGCGCGAGCAGGCGCACGCCTGAGCCCGAGCCGGTGATCCAGGTCAATGCCGCACGATATTGTTTCACCAGCAGGCCGGTGATCTGTTGCAACGGCGGGGGCGCCTCGGTGGGCAGGTCATAACCGCCGGTGTAATTGATCACGATGTCGGTATTGCCGCCGGCCAGAATGTAGACTTTTCCGGTCAGCGGCTCGTAAACGTAGGCCGATGGATCGAGCACAGTGCCGGCCGGCTGTTCGATGCTGGTGATGGTCTCGATCGGATAATGCGAAAGCCAAATTTTATTTGCACCATTGGGGCAACAAACGGGCCCGACGCATTTCCAGGCTTCCTCGACCGTTTCCTTAGCGAAAGTCGCGTTCTCGATGGCGCCGCGATTGCATTCCTGCGCGAGCATCTGGGAATTCTGCGTGATCAACAATTGATATTGCGCGTCGTGGCTGGTGTCGGTTGACGCGACGTCAAGCATGGTTTTCAGCGTGGCCAGATCGATAAGATCGTGGCTGGTCGCTGGCGTGACGACATTGATGATGACGCCATCACTCATTGCGGAGGAGCTCCAACAGCTTGTTGGCGCGCTGGCGCTCGCGCGCCAAGAGCAGGAGCAGACGCCGGTCGCGTGCCGAGGAGGACAATCCTTGCAATGCGACCGGCGCCGCCTTGCACAGCGCCGCAATGGTGGTTGCTGCGGTGCGCAACTCGGCGACCCGGGCACTTTGTAGGATTGCTTGCGCTTGCGGGGTCATCTTGTCTCGATTTGGAATTGTTCGAATAAGCCGCGCAATTCTATGGCCGGCCCCGGCTTTCCGTTCGACATGATGGGCGTCGCGAGATAGCGGGCGCGATCGACTTGCCAACTCGTGATCACCGGGGCATCGGCGCCGCGCTCACCGGCGAGACCGCGCTCGCCGCGCGGCCCCGCGGGCCCGGCCTCGCCCGGCTTGCCTTTGCGGGCCTGGACGAGGGATTGCCAACCCTCCCCCGGACATGGCCCGGGGGCGTCCTGCTTGGCGATGAACGTCCCGCCGTTAAGGGCGACGATATCGAGCTCGAGATAATCCGCCTCGGCCTGCCATATTCCGCGCACGCGCGGAGAGTGGGCATCGCAGCCACGCGCCGCAAGCGATATCCATTCGGCGCTCGGTGGCGTATGCGCGGTATCGCGGAGCGCCTGCCACAATCCGCCGGCGTGGGTGACGATGTTGCCGGCGTAGTGCACGGTCCCGGGCGTGAAGGCGCGCGCGATTGGCATCGTCCCCATGGGCCCCTGCTCGCCCCGCGGGCCGACCACGGTCTCGCCGGCGGACCCCGGGGGCCCGGGAGGGCCGATTACGGTCTCTCCGGCGAGGCCTTGTGGGCCCGGAGGGCCGGGAGAGCCCGGAGGACCGCTATCACCACGCGGGCCAGCATCGCCGCGTTCGCCGGCGGGGCCTTGCTCGCCGGGCTCGCCTTTGGCACCTTGTTCGCCTTTCTCGCCTTTTTCTCCGGAGATGCCATGTTCGCCTTGTTCACCGCGCGCACCCTGCGCGCCATCCTTGCCGAAATCTCCGACATCACCCTTTTCGCCCTTCTCTCCCTGGGTGCCTGGGTCGCCCTTTTCACCTTTCTCGCCGCGCTCGCCCACTGAGCCTTGCGGGCCGGTTGGCCCGGCCTCGCCGCTATGGAGCTCGGCCACGCGCGCATCGATCCGCGCCATCATGACGGCGATCGCCTCGCGCGTCTGCGCGCTCTCCACGGCACGCAATTCGATGGCTGCGGTGCGCAGATTGGCAATCGTGGCCTCGGCCTGCGCCGCGATCAGTTCGCGATCGCGCCGGCACGCCTCGCGCATGATCGCGACGACTTGGCCGCACGCCTCGCGCAACTCACTGAGAAGTTGCTGCGGGTCGTCGATCGTATCGGTCGGCGGCATCGAGAATGCTTCGAGTGTGCCGTCTGACATTGAGCTCGCTACTCTTGCCGTTACCGGCCGCGGTTGGCGGTTGTTTCGGCGGTTGGAAATTGGGCGCCGGCGCCTCGGGCGCGGCGTGCGCGGCGGGCGCCGCGTGCGGCGTAGGGGCCGACGGGATCCCGGATGCCGCCTCGAGCGGTACGACCTGGGCCTGCACGCGCGGCGAGTCACCGAAAGGAACGTTCTCGTAACCCTCGAGATTTCTGGCCTCATTGGGCGCGAGGATGCCGCCTTGCACGGCGCGAGCGAGACCTTCGATCCGGCCTTTGAATGCCGAGCGCAGCAACGCCGCGGTGTCGAATTCGACGTATTCGTCGGGCTGGCCTTTGAGTTGGAACAGCAAGCCAAAAGCTTGTTCCACGTGTTCGAGCGTGAAGCCTAGGCCACTCGCGATCCAGCTTTGCATGAGGAGCTCGGTCGAGGCATATGAATGCGCGTGGCCGACACCGAGCACTTGCAGCGGGACGCGGAAGGCGAGCGCGATCTTCTCGTCGCTCAATTTCATGATCTCGGCGATCTGCGTATCCTTCGCCGCCATTGACCACGGTTGCACCTTGATGCCATGCGTCAGAATCGGCACGCCGCCCGGGCCGCAACCGCCGAGATTCTTGGCTTGCTCATTCCATTGCTGGCGGAGCTCCTCGACTTTATCGCGATTGAGCGTTAGATCGGTTGAGAGCACCGCCGAGGGCCGCGCCTGGTTGATATAGAATTGCATCTGTTGTTGCGTCATCGCCTGGGTCATGGCGAGCTCGCCCATCGCTGCCATCAACGGCGATTCACCGCGCAGCGGATAGGGATACATCCGCGAGGCGTGCAGACGGATATGCAACACGTCACGCGCCGGCACGAATAGCGCTGCCTCTTGTGCGATCTGATTGCTGATCACGTAATTGCCGGCGAGCTTGTAGAAGATCTCTCCGCCCGCCACGATCTGCGGAAAGCTTTGCCTGGAGTCCATAAGGTGCAATTCGCTGACCTCGAACCGATCGTTGCGCAATGCCAGCGCATATGCGTTGCCGTCGAGGTAAAGCCACCGCACTACGTTCAAGAGAAAATTGGAGATGGACTCATATTCGTTTGGCTTGCGCAGAATGCGTGACAGCGCCGATGTCGTGACGCGATCGCGGCCGCCTTTGTCGTTGCTGCGCCAATGGTCCCCCGGCAGCATCGACACGGTTTGAGAATACGCACTGACGCAGGCCTCGACCATTGCCGATTGGCTCGAAGTACTTTGCAGGTCATAGCCTTGCTGCCACCAATTGAACGCCGCGCCGTCGGGGAGCCAACCGCCGCTTATCGGGAGCCAATATGGTCCCGGGCGATAAGCCCCCTCGACTGCCTTGCGCACCCAATCGGTGACGCGCGTCAGTGCGCCCATGTCATTCGCGCTTGGCTGCTGGCGTGGCTGCGCGGGTCTGATAGGCGGCTGTCGGCTTTTTGGCCTCGGCCTGCTTTTTGGCAAGCGTGCCGCCGACGGCCTGTCCTTCGTCTTCCGGGCTTCCGTCCGGCTCTTTGTCCATCACGTGCTCGCCCATTGCGGCCGCGTCGTTCTCGGCCTGTGTCGGCGTCGGCTTACCTGCCATGATAGTCCTCCATTAGGTTTGAGATAGGTAAAGAAGCGCGCCGGGTGTCCGGCCCGGCGCGCAGTCACCGGGAATTACGACCAGGTGACATTCTGCGTCCACGCGACCGTGCCAGCACGTCGGATTAGCCAATTGAGCGGCATGACCATTCTTAGGCCGATGCTATCGGTCTGCCAGAGCGAGCGCTGTGGCGAAGCCACCACCGCCGGCGAACCTGATGCAAGATCCGTCGGCGCCGTATCCTCCATATGCAAGGTCGCCTGGTCACTAAGCTCCATACGTATTGAATCGCCACCGACACTAACAAAGTCCGCGGCGTCAATAAGTATCATGGTTTTAACCGGAACCGTCGACGACTTAATAACCGGAATGGTATTAAGTGTGCCGCGTTCTAGTTCGTCACGGAACAGGAATTGACCGAAGTTTGGTCCCGTGATCAGCGACGCTCCGAGCACGTCGGTCGGATTGAGCAGCCACGCCGGCGCGCGAACATTGCCATAGAGACTTGTCGTCAATGCGCCTTGCAGCGCCTTGATGTCGCCGACGATGGCCGCGAAGCCGCCACCGGCAGTTGCCGTCAACGCCGCAACGCCGTTGAGCAAGCCGGCAGGCCGCACCGCGGTCGCCGGATTGGCATCGAGCAAGACGCTGTCGACTGCGACGCTGGTGTCCTGCTGGATCGCCTCGCGGATAAGTCCCTCGATCGCCGGCGTCGAGTGCTCCTCCATCTCCCTGGTAAAGACGCTGATCACGGCCACCTTTTTCGGGACCAACGTTTGCGAGGTAAATGCGCCCTGCCGCACGGGAATAGCATTACCTTCACCGACGAATGAGCCGGCTATCGTCGGCGTCCTCGAGCGTGTCGGAATAACGATTTTCGCGGCTTGGCCAAAGCTAAGAGAAAGCCCTTTAGCCGAGAGCGGGAGAAACACCGATGTCGGCATTAACAGCGGCATGAGATCCGCATATTTCTGTTGCGCGAGTTCCTGCGCCCATCCTGCCACGGTCGTCATTGCCGGCGCCGAGGCGGCTTTCATAACGATGTCGGTGACGACTTTTGTCATCTCGTCATCGCCGTAGATCCGCTGGCGGACTTCGTCGAGCGGTCGGCCCCATTCTTTCGACCGCACCGCGGCCGTGCCTGCACGCACGAGATACTCGAGCGGGGCGAGCTCTTTTCTACGGCCGACGATTACCGCAGGTGAGGCGATAGTGGCGCCGCCGCCGCCATTCGCCGCCACCGTCACCGTGGCCGGGAGATTGCGCCGCCCATTGTTGCCGTCGTCGTCCAGGAGAGCTCGGCGTGCGAGCCGCTTTTCCGATTCGACCAACGTTTCGTGCAGCGCTTCATGCTGCGCGATTTTGGCGTTGAGCTCTCTGGTTTTCTGCATATCGGCATCGCTGACATTGTCGTCATTGATGTGTTCGAGATGCGCATCCAATTCGTCGCTATAAGCGACGATCTTGGTTTGCACATCGGCAATACGTTGTGAGAGCGACATGGCGCCCCCCTTTCCGTTGTGAGGTGTCTTGCCGTGCTTGGCAGTGAAAGCCCGTTGCTTTTCGGTCTTGCTTCTGGCGCCGTGCTTGGCAAAGCAGAGATCGATTGTCTCCGGGGAAACGTGGAGCGATTTTGCAATCGCGAGAGCGTTGGCGTTGGCCGGTACTGCGACGAGCGACGTCTCGACTAACTCTTGCTCGAGAAAGCGAGCGCCGCCCCATGGATCTTTCTCGTCGAGCGGCTCGTGCTTGATCGGTTTGAAGCCGACCGAAACCGCTTTGAGAATTCCGGCCTCGACGAGTTTAATAATTTCGTCGATGCGTGCGCTCGTCCCTTTGGGCGCGAGCACGAGATCACCGACCAAAGCTTTATCTTGGACGCGCAGGTTACGCCACTTACCTATCGGGAAATTCGCAGTGTGATTAAACAAAGCTATGGGGTTTTTCAGGAACGAGTCGAGGCGCCAACCATCTGACATGATGACGTCGCCCATGCGGTCGATGCTTTCGTCAGAGAGCACGAATGCGGCGCCGTCGTGCGCACCTTCATGCGTCTTATGCACGAGGCTGGTCGGGCTGGGCCCGCGCAGCTTGCGATTTTCCCAGGCCGTTTCGCAGGCCGTTTCAGCAGCGTCGTCGTCCATGCCCTGTTCCGTAAGGTCGGATTGACAACGGTCCATGAATTCTTCTTCGCTCTCGTCATCTTCGGGCGCAATGTCGATTTGCTTCGGTTTCGAACCGCCGTGTGCTTGCCGCCAGATGTCGAGACAAATGGCAACAGCTTGTTCCTGATCACGCTTGCCGTCGCCCATCATCTCGGGGACGCAACGCGAGCTGAAGTCCGACTGACTTTCGCCTTTGTGCGGGGCCATCGGCATGAAAGCCTCCTGAATTAGGTTTTAGTTGCTCATCTGCTCCGTCGACGCACATACTGCCGATTGCGTGCCGGCAGTTCGAGCCCAGTGCGATAGACCACGTGGCGCAGATGGTGCGAGATCGAATGCAGCAACTCGCTGTCGTAACTTGAACGCGAACGCACCCGCTCGCGCAGAGCGCAGAAATCACACCACGCGTGATAGGCGTGGCGATGGATGCAGAAATAGTTATCCGTCACGGCGCTCGGTCCTTATTCGATGACGACACAATGCTGTTCGGCGGCCCGGCTATCATCGCGATATTTCACTTCTCGCAGCGTGATCCAATGATCGAACGCGGCTTGTTCGTGTTCGGTCACGATCCAGAATTCGTCCATAACGATTACGGTACCGGGGATGATGCGCGGCGTGAGCGCCTCGAGCACGGTCATGGTCGAGGCATAGAGATCGCAGTCGATGTGGATCAGTGCTGCGTCGCCGTGATGCGTCGCAAGAAATTGCGGCAGCGTTTGCGCGAACAGACCAACGATAAGCTCGACGTTGTCCGGCACAGTTGGCGGCGTGCACGCAAACTCGCCAGCGGGATAGTTGCCCCATGGTTCGGCGAGGCCTTTGAAACTGTCGAAGCCGTAGACCTTGCGCGGGGAGAGCTCATTTGCCAGCACCCGGATGGTGCCTCCGGTGGCGACGCCGAATTCCAGGATCAGCCCCTCGGGAGCCGCCAGCACGCTTGCGCGTTTGAGGATCTCAATTCGGTCGCGCAATCTGAGCAAAGGCGCTCGTCCAATCGCCGGCGGTTTGCTGGCGGCAAAAGTGGATGTTTTGATAAAGCGGCGATTGCCATCGCCAGCTATGCCAGTACGACAGCAAGGCGTGAATGCGGGGGTGGCCGATCGCGCCGGCGAGATGCAGCGCCGCGGTATCGACGGCGACGATCTCGTCGAGCACGGACATCAGCGCGGCGCAGTCGGCGAAATCTTGGAATTCGCAGGCCGCGACGCCAGCGGCGAGGGCTGCGTCGACGCCTTGCTGTTGCACGCTGTACAACTGGCCTCGGTCGGCAAGCTGCTCGACGAACATGGCAAGCGGCGCCGCGCGCGGATAGTCGCCGTCGGCTTGCACCCCGACCGACCATGCGATGCCGATTGTTTTTTGCCCAGCATCGACACGATCGCGCCATTGGCTGCGCAATCCGGTCTCGACTTCGAGATAAGGCGCGAGCGGAATCTTGTCCGGCGATTGGCAAAAGAAGTGCAGGAGCAGAATCAGCGGGCAGAAATAATCGGCGTCGACGAAGTCACTGACGACGAGCCCGCATTGCATGCCGAGTTGGGCGAGCTCGAGCGGCATTTTCAGGATGACGTCGGCGCCCATCGCTTTGAGCTGCGCGACGTAGCGCAGCGCCATGATGCTATCGCCGAAGCCGTGATCGTGGATCAGCAGCAAGCGCTTGCCGCGCAGATCCTCGCCCTGCCATGGTTGCATCCCGAGCTCGAGTGCCGCGCGATAATTCTTGCGCATGAAGATCGGCGACCGCTCGCCCTCGGCGTACTGCTCGAACCCCTCGACCCATTGCCCGAGCGAGAGCAAGATCTGCGCCCGGTTGCGCTTGGCGTAGGTGGTTGGCGCGATGCCGATTGCGTTGTCGATCTCGCGTAGCGCGCGGGCCGGCTCGTTGGCGCGATAGAGCGCAAGCGCGCGATTGAAGTGCGAGAGATAGTCATCGATCATGCCGTCGCGGCTCATTTCTTGCGGGATCGCATGATAGCCGACCGGGCGGCCATTGCGATTGACGCAAAGCCTGCCATCCGGGCGGCCACGGCCGCGCACGTCGAGCACTTCGCCGTCCGCGGTGAGACCGCGCCAACCCTGCGGCGTCGTTTCGCAGGCAACGACGGGCGCGAGCTCGAGCGCATCGAAGATTGCGAAATGCTCGCCGATCGGTTTGCTGGTCATTTCCATGTCGGCGTCAGCCAAGCCACCCCTTGCACGCTGCGCAACGCCCACGTTATTGGCCAGCGAACCTTAAGCGCGAGCGAGTCGGTTTGAAACATGCTTTTCTCGGCGGCGGTGCCGGCTGCGCCCGGGGCGGTGTCGTCCATGACTAAGGTCGCGGCAATGCCGGTCTCGATGTCAGGATTTGGTGACAGGGCTGCGACGAGCGCGGCCGGTGCGATCGCGCAGATGTCATTGCCAAGCGCCGTCGAGCCATAAACGTCGAGCAAGTCTGTCTGCTCAGCGCGCAACTCCAGCCCGAGCGCGCGCCCCGGTGACGCGACGATGATATAGGGCCCAGGACCAGCAACCGGCGCAATTGCATTGATCAGCGTCGCGACGTCCTCGAATACCGCCTCGAAGGTATCGGTCGCACTCGACGCCGTCTGCGCCACGATGCCGTTGCGGATCCCTGCCGGCCGCGCCGTAGTCGCGGCGTTGCTATCGAAGAATGCGGCATCGAGCGCGGCCCCCATCGCCCGCACGAGCGCGTCGCCGATCGCAGCCTCCGCATTCGAGGACGCCATCAGTTCACGAGTCAGCGCGGCAATCGCTGCCAGCTTGAAGGGATTCAATGCGGCGGCCGTCGACGCTAGTTGGCGCACCGGAATCGGTGTGCCCTCGGCAACGAATGACGCGTTGCCAGCGCCCACCGTGAAACCGGGAACGGAGATCTGTCCCACACCATCCATATTGAACAGCAACCCGCGACGGATCACCGTGGCCGCCGACGATGTCGGCGCCAGCGCCTCGGCCGCGTCCATGATGATTTTGTGCGCCAACTCTGCCGCCCAACCGACGACGCTGGTCATTGCCGGGGCCGACGCCGCGCGCACAATCAGATCGGACGGCCACAACCGTTGCGCAACCTCGGCCGCTGTCGTGCGCTGAATCTGCGCTAATGCCTGCGCCGTGATCAGCCGCCGGAAACTGTTGCCGGGCGGGAATTCGGGCTCACGTTGGAACGGTGACGGAGAGGGACTATTCGGCCGGTGGAATGATTCGAGCACGCTCATGGGTTCGCCTCCTCCCAACCGCCGGGGTAGATGTAGAGCTCGCGAGTCGAGCGCGGGATCCGTTCCCCGTTTGCTACCTCAAAGGTAGTTGTGCCGCCGTCGATAGTGCGCACGATACCCTCGAACATTTTCGCATCGTCAGGGCAAAGCTTAAACTTAAAGTGCTCGCCTATGTGTAGTCGATACGGCTTCATCCGATCAAGGCCTTAACATCGATGTCGGGCTCGGTGCGATCCTTGGAGCGCAACCCCATGCACATCGCCAGCGCCACCGCGCCGTCAATGCGACCCCGAGCTTTCTCTTTGTCGAGCTTGCGATTGCCCGCGGCGTCGGTGGTTGCCACCGCGTTCGCTAGATTCCAATTGAGGCACGGGTTGTTGTCGTGCACCAGCTTGCCGTCATAGATCGCGTGCTCGAGGGCGTCGATCGCTGGCGCCATGCCTTTGAAGTTTTGCGGCCATGGCACCAGCCGAAGACCGTCGCCGCCCTTGCCTGCATCCTTGTAGGCCTGCAAACCGACAGCGTCGAATTCCCGTAGCAGATCGTCCATTCGCCACGGATCATACGCCAGCGCACGAACTTGATACTGTTGACAGAGCTCGGCCACGCGCATCACGACGACCTTCGGATTGATGCTGCGGCCAGGCGAAACGAGGATGTGTCCGGCATCAGCCCAGTGCACATAACGCCGTTCGCCGGAACCAAAATCGCGATTGGAATGCGTGACGAGATGATCCTCGGGCTTCCAGAAATACGGCTTGATGCGAATCGGCTCGTTGGCCGAGGCCATGATCAGCGCCGTCAGATCGACCACGCTCGAGAGATCGAGCGCGAGATAAACCTCCTCGCCATCTTCGAATCTCGCATCGCCGATGTGCGACATCCATTCAGCTCGCGAGATTAACGTCGATGTTGGAGAAATTCTTTGGTTCAAAAATAGGTTGCGGACTTTGGGTTCCTCGGCGGGCAATCTTTTGGCCATCCTCACCGCGGTTGCGAGATCCTCATAGTTGCGAAAATCCCCCAGCGCAGGGTTGGCCTTTTTCCATTGCTTTTCGTCGTCGAGATCGCAATCCTCGTCGGCACAATGCAAGTGGCAGACGATCGAGGGATCAGTCTTCGACAACCCGTCGTCGATCAGCTTGCTCAAAATGTGTTCGGGATCATTGCTCTGGGTGCTGATCACGATGAACAGCGGCTCCTCGCGCGCGCCAAAACTCGTGTCGAGAACGTTGTAGAGATTTCGATTCTTAGCCTGCGCGAGCTCGTCAAAGATCGCGACGCTGGGCATGTAACCGTGCTTGGTGCCGGCTTCCGCAGAGATCGCGCGATAGATCGATCCCGTCGAGCGCACCAGCATCGTTTTGGTCGATGCAACGATCTCGATCTGCTCACGAAGCTCGGGCTCGAGCTCGACAATTTGCTTGGCAAATTTGAAAACGATAGCGGCCTGCTCACGGTCGTTCGCTGCCGAATAGATCTCGCCGTTAACGATCGCCTCGGGCCCGATCAAATGGGCGAGTGCAATCGTTGCAATCAATGCAGTCTTACCGTTCTTGCGCGCGATCGAGAGGATCGCCCGCCGCACCGCGCGCTTGTCCTCATCGGTGTGCGGCTCGTAAATGTCACGAATGAAAGATTTTTGCCACTTCGCAAGCTTGAACCGCTCGCCCTGTCCTCGACCGCTCGGAACCGTGAGCAGTTCAATGAACCGAATAACGGCGTCAGCCCGCTCTTTGCCGCGCGCTGTCCGCCGAACCGGCGACGAGACCCTCGAACTTCCCCGCCGGCTTTTGCGCTTTGACGGTGCTGATCCGGGAGCGGGCGGCCGGGGTGAATCCAAACTCACTTGCATGCTTCAACATCGCCTTTCCATGTTCCGTAATCGCGCGAGCGAGCGGGTGATGCCGGAGCCCGTCGTCCGTGATGATCGGACGACCGGCCGCGACCCATTTCTGCCACGCAATCTCCGCGAGCTCATACTCGCGGCAGTAGGCAACAAGCGGATGAACGTCGACCCACGTGAATACCCGCCACCGAAATAACTCGGCAACAATCCGCTCCCATTCGGCCCGCGCTAAGCCGGTGAGCTCGGTCGGCGGCTCCGGGGGCTCCGGTGGTAATATCACCACGGGCTCGTCAAGGTTCAATTTGTGCTTGCCCGGATTGCCGCGCAAAATTTTGAGTTGCGTCGGAATGTGAGATCGCGACATTGGCCACTCAGCCCATTAGGAGCTCGCTGGTGCGTTTTTTTGGCGCCGGAGGCACCAGGTAGGGTCGAACCGCTTTTAGCGAACGTGGTCCCCTCCGCGCCCGCTCTCGTGTCATTCCAAACGTCACCCGACCGCAACCGAACCAAATTCACCCGGATCCACAAATCATCGAGCCTCGATCGAATTTTAATTCGGCCTCACGCGCGACAT